AATCCGCGCGCCCTGATAAAAGCCCAAGCATATTGCCAACAAAATGTACCCCTTGGTGCCGGTCAAGAGGGTTACTAGTTCCTCTTGGGTTAAGCATCTGCGAGGAACCTTTGGAGTCCTGCGGTACTTTAATTCCTTCCAAGGATTCTCACAAACGAGCTTTCGGGTAATCCCCCAAGCCCACAGGGAAGCTATGAAGTTTTTATATGTATCTTTCGTGCTATCGCCCAATAATGGATTTAGCCCCAAGTTCATGAACCGCTCGGCATCAATTACCGTTACAGAACTTGCGCTCTGTTTCCCCATGAATTTGCGTAATTTATTTAATAGCGCGCCCTTCTTGATATTGGTACAAAGAGCCATGGAAGGTGCTGACTGCCAGTACATATCAATCAATGCAGACACAGGCTGGGAAGAGTCTACCCATGGCACGCCGTGCTTTGCCGCGCCCTCCATCTGGATGTACTTATCCAGAATGGAGCGGGCTACGGCGTTTGGTGTTCTGCCTATCTGCTTAGTAGATAAACACTTTTGCTGTCCGGATAGCCGGTAAAAGACATACCACTTGCCTCTTACCTTATGAAGGCTTGCCATATGACTATCCCTTTGAAGCCATGTACTGGGTCGCGCTTCGCAGTAAGTACACCATCTTTGGCATGTGCCCTGCATCTCTATCTGTCAATGCGCGAGACATCTCATCTATGGCCATGACGCATTCACATATGATCGAGTTCTCCGACCTGTCCAACAATCTGGCCATCCGCTCGACGGCCAGCTTGAGGTCTTTCGGGCAACGCAACCCAATGTTGTGCGCCAGCGCACCACCGGACAAGTGACCCGATATGTTCTTAGTTATTTTGGTTTTCATTGCTGACAACCTGTGACAGGAAATGACAGATGTCAAGTATATATTATCATATACTAAATATTTTATTCAAATATTAAAAATCTGTTGACAGATATTATCCAGAAAGTAACTACATTTCATGGCAACAAGGTTTACGAAATATTCTTCGCAGGAAATTACCGATGTACTGGCGAAGCCTTGGTGGACTTTACGGGATGTCGCAATTTATTTAAACCGAACTTACGGGAGCGCGCGCAACTGGTCGAGCAAGGTCGGCCTGCGCAAATGTCCCAATGACCGCCGTTTGACAAACAAGTGCTGGGTTGACTCGGCCTTGATGAAAAAAAACTAAAACAAAATAGGAGGAATATCAGTCATGAAAACAACGCATGGTGAAGTGAAGTCGATCAGCATTCGCGGTGGGGCGCAATATGTACAGGTTCACACTCGGGTGGGAGTGTTTCACAAGGTCTACAAAAACGGGAAGATAGTAACGGAAATTTTCGGGAATCCAGCCGAGCATGTTTTTATTAAAGCAACTGTTACTCCGGACTGCGAAACGCCGGAACGGTTTTTTGTCGGACATAGCCAAGCCAAGTGGACGGGGACGGTTAACGGAATGAGCGCACTTGAAAACGCCGAGACAAGCGCGGTTGGCAGGGCACTGGGAATGCTGGGCATCGGAATTGAGGACGCAATGTGCTCGGCCGATGAGGTGTACAAGGCTAACCCCGCTAAAATAGAGGTGCCGGAAAATGTGGTTAAGATACCCCTCAAGAGCAACTCCGTAGTGGATGTAGCGGATCGGTTCATCGCGGCATGCGGCGCGCACAATTTGACCGAAGAAGATCTTTATGCGTTCTCTCGCTCGCTAAGCGAGGCTAGCTGCAAAAAGATTGGGGTTAAGTTTCCGGCAGTCCCGCCCCCCAACGGAGCGGATAAGCCCTTCATGGATGTGGCGGACAATGGCCTTTTGGATGTTATAGGCCGGCACCCCACTGCGGTAAGGAAAAAACTTTGTGAGCTACAGCAGTAAGAAATTTACCGAGTGGCGCATGTCCAAGCACAAGGACTATGGCTGGAGAGATGTCATCGTTGAGGAAATCCCTTGGCACAAGATACTTAGGGATATGGTGAGGGATACGGAACTTGCAAAGCGCAAATCTAAACGCCCAAAGCGTCTGCTAAGCAGATGATACGACCAAATAACGAAGACAACTTGGGCGTGGTTATCAGCATTATGCTTATGCTCTTCTGCGTTTATTACTGCTTAAAATGGGGAGGGCTTACCTTGTGAGCGATAAGGTTGTTCTCGATCTGGATGCCCCGCATCAGAAGTACTCGATTCAGATTGGAAGCAGGGTGGTCGATCTGCCCTCCGTAACCGCCATACTTGGCAAGCACATATCCAAGCCAGCCCTAGTGTCTTGGGCGCACGGACTCGGCAAGCAGGGAAAGTGCCTTGAGGAGCACGGGGGCAGGGGCAGGCGGGTGGGCTCAATCGTACACTTCCAGATTGACTGCTTCCTTAACGGGCAACAGGGCGACTTCTCAAAGTGCAACAAGGACGAGGTGAATGATGCCACCAACATATTTGAGACTTGGAAGTCATGGTGGTCTAAGGGGAAGTTTGAAAAGATTTATTCTGAGGTTCAATTCGCGAGCGAGAACCTCGGGTACGGCGGAACTGTTGATCTAATTGCTAGGGCTCAGGACGGTACGGTCTTTATCTGCGACTACAAAACGGGCTCGCGCCTACATGCCGAATACTTCGTACAGATTGCTGCTTACAAGATGTTGTATGAAGACCAGTTGCCGTTTGACGAATCCGTGCAATCGGCAGTCCTTTTGAGAATCGGCAAAGACGGTGATATCGAGGAACGGAAAATAGAAGACCTTACCCATCAGACTGAGGTGTGGAACGCGATCCTACGCCTTCATTCTGAATACAAAAAACTAGAGGATCGCACGAAAGGAAACACATGGCCACGGAAACGCAAGTCAAAGCAGTAAAGATCAACCTGTTTGGGAATAAACGGGCTGAAGAAAACCCCAAGGCACCCAAGTTCACAAGTCCACGGAAGAAGGACGGCGACAAGTGGGTGGATGAGGGTATCGAGATTCCGGCAGGCAAGTACAAAGCCGCTTGCTGGGTTCGCGATGATAAGAACGGCAACAAGATGCTTTCGATCTCACTCACCGAGATCGAGGGATCTAGCCTAGCCGGCGCGTCTTCGGAAATATTCTAAGACGATCTGAGGGGGTTGAGATGCCGATCAATGGTTGCCAGAAGGGCAAGCGCGGGGAAAGACTGTGGAGAGATTTCCTGCGCACTTACGGCATCTCAGCCCGCCGAGGAAGACAATACTCCGGCTCCCCAGATTCTCCGGATGTTGTCTCCGATGACGGATTCCACTGGGAAGTTAAGTGGGTTGAGAATTTGAACATTTGGAAGGCAATTGAGCAGGCTGTTCGAGATGCCGGCAAGGACAAGACTCCGGCGGTCGCATTCAAGCGCAACAAGACCGGATGGATGGTGGCCATGCGAGCCGAGGATTTGCACAAGATACTTCTCCAGCCCCCGCGAGCATCGCTTGAGTGGAAAAACAACCCAGCCGTATGAGCGATGCCGTCCTATTTGATTTTGACTTGGAAAAGTCCGTGCTTGCCACGGCAATGTCAGACCCAGATGCGCATAAAGAGGTTTGCGGTTGGAGCTCTGAGCTATTCGGAAACCCAGCGGCAAAGTATCTGCACGATGCGCTGAGAAAGTTAAGCATCCGTAACGCCCCCGCTGACCCACTGCTAGTCTTGGGCGAGATTAAGCAAGCAGACCGACCCTTGGTGCAAACCTTCCTGTCGGTCGTGATGAGCCAGCCACTGGTTTCAGTCCGGAATAATATGGCCGGATTTGAGGATCGCCTTGTTGAGCTTGCGAGGATACGGGCGATGTATCAGTCAGCAGAGGAGGGGCTCCGCCTTATTAAGGCAGGACACAAGTCGGACGAGATTGCTGCGACCCTCGAGCAGTATTCAAATGGCGGTTATAGCCGGCAGAAGGGGGTAGCTGTGGGTGACGCTGCCGTCAAAGTCGCAGAGAGGGCAAAGACCCTCGCGAAGTCCGGCCTAAAATTTGCCGGCATTCCCACCGGATACCCAGACCTTGACCACCATATCGGCGGTTTGTGCAACGGGCATCTTGTTTTGCTTGCTGGTTTTACCAACATGGGCAAGTCGGCTTTCGCCATTCAGCTTTGCAATAACGCGCTGAAGCATGGGGCACAATGTGGCTACATCAGCATGGAGCTATCGGCTAGCGATATTGCCGAGCGGATGATCGCCCTGTCCGGAGTGATTAGCACTGACGATCTGCGCACGATGGGCGGTCTGACCGGTAACAAGATGCAGGAACTAGAGGAAGTTGCCGAAAAAATGACAACCCTGCCACTCACCATAATGGACAGGCCTACATGGTCGATGCATGAGGTCAGGGCGGAGGCGAGGCGACTTGTGCGGAAGGGGTGCAATCTTCTGGTAATAGACCTACTCGGCAAGGTTCATGTGGACAGCAAGAAGCAAGACTCCCGAGCAAGGGAGCTTGAGATGGTCGCGGCTCACACCAAGGCCTTAGCCAAGGAGCTTGAGATACCAATACTTGGATGCGTACAGCTAAACCGCCAAAGCGTGTACGACCAGCAGGCGGAACTGCATCACCTCAAGGACAGCAACGGGCTGGCAGAGAATGCGGACGAAGTCCTTATTCTTGACCGAAGAAACGCCAAGCTAAATGACTGCAAGTTGTATGTTAAAATAAGGAAGTCTCGTCGTGGATCAAACTCCGCAGACATTCCCTTTAAGTTTAATCCCAAGCACCAGTCCTTTCACTACGACCCGCCGGAGGCTTTGTAGATGAAACATAACTACGACCTAAAGATCCACAACGGCAGGGTTAAGATCTATGTGGACGGATATGTGATGTTCTGTTTCAACCAAATAGATTTCAAGGGTTACTACGGCTACAAGGATGATACCAGTCTCTACGGAATCGATGTGTATTTAATCGAGAGCTCGGGTGGTAGCGGTGGCACGGCAACGATGGAGATCTACTTCAAAACAAAGGAGAACTGGCTGGGGGTTCTCGATCTTCTGGAGAAACACCTGTGACACATACCACATGCATCCGCGCACCCATAGAGAGGACTACTCCAAGCACCGAGCAGTTGGCGGAGATTGCGTACACAGCAATGATCGAGGTGATGGACGAAAGTCTTGTCAATGGAAAGCACGGCTCCGGATCTTGGAATCAAGGACTAGAGTCAGACCCGCGATGGCACCTAGCTAGAGTGGCCAGACACGCCCTCCAAGCATTAATGATTTTGGATGGGGTGGAATTAAAGGATCAAGAGTCAGTGGCCATACACGCAAGAAATGCATTGGCTCGGTCTTGCCTAGCCCTTGCCCAAATAACGGGAGAAACCAAATGAATAAAAAAAATAATTTGCAAAGTAAACAACGGGTAATACCTTCCGATTTGAAGGCTGGGCATGGAGTTGCGGGAGATCCGCAAACGGGTCGATCTGTCTGTTCCTCAGTGCTAACTGACCATGTGAAACACCCAGCCTTCGCTAATTCTACGCCCAGCATAACTGCTGAGCAGGACATCACAGCCGGAACTTGTCTCCCGAATGTTTTCACGCCCAATCAGTGCATGTCCATTATTCTGGACGCGACCGTTGCCCAGCTTGAGCGAGCCACGGTGCTCAAGGATGGCAAGTCCCAGACAAGCCTATCGAGAACATGCTCGGCTGTCTGGCTCCCCAGAACCGAGCGACTTGAATGGATGTACCAGAAGATACTGACCGCTGTGTTTAATGTTAACGATGCCAACTACCGGTTCAGTCTAAACGAGATCCAGTCGGTACAGGTGCTAAGGTACAAAGCATTCCAGCGTTTTGCGTGGCACTGGGACACATATGTTGGGAGCAAAAGGAAAATCACCGCAGTTTTTAACCTGTCCAAGCCGACTGATTATATCGGAGGAGGGTTTCAAATGTACGACAAGATCTATAATAAAAAGTATATGCGGGAGCAGGGTGCCGGCGTGTTTTTCCCTAGCTTTCTCATGCACAGAGCGAGGGCTCCTTGGTGGGGCGAGCGTTGGGTTGCGGTGGCTTGGATTTTGGGAGAGGACTTCCGGTGAGATCAGTTCGAGCGATGGTCGATGAGCTTGCGGAGGGAGCGATGCTCGTTACTAACTACGACGATTGCATTATTGGGATTGGGCACAGGATCGGGCTTCCTCCCTTGGTGGTTTACGACAAGGCGAAAATAATTTCCAAACTAATAGAGGATGACCAGATGAACCCCGAGGAGGCCGAGGAATACTTCAACTACAATATCCTTGGCTCCTATGTTGGCGAGGCTACCCCGATATTTACGGACATATTCAAAACCAAACCCATTACCGCCGCCGCGCGCGCAACGGCGCGATCACACAAACGACGAGTCTGACAGATGATAGACCTTGCGCGAGAGTGTCATAAACCTACCGGTGTGGTTCTTACCCCTAGCGAGGTTTTAACTGCCGGACATGTTGGCCTACGGCGCAATGCCGAAGCAGTCCTGAACAAGCGCAAGAACCGTTTCCCCGAAAGATATGTCGGCCAGTTATGGGGAAACCATATCGAGTCCGCCTGCGCCGAGCTATCTGTATGCAAGGCGTTGGGGGTTTACTGGGGTTGCGGGGTAAACACCTTTCATGTGCCCGACATTCATCTTACGGACATAGAGGTAAGATGGAGCTCCCGCGCCGACTTAAAGGTGAGGCCGGACGATTCCGGCGTAGTCGTTTGCGTTACTGGGCAGTGCCCAGAATATAAGATTGTTGGGTGGATCAAGGCCGAGGACGCTAAGCAATCCAAGTGGTACTACGGGGAGCCCCCGCCCTGCTATTTTGTGCCCCACAATGCGCTACAGGATTTTGCTTTGCTCAAGAAACAGTACGGCAGGGGAGGAATGGAACCTCCCTCGCCGACCCCTAGCGTCTTGCCGATTCGCCGATTCTAACTTTCGATTCTAGGATAGACTGCTCAGCCAACTGCGTAGCAGATGAGATGAGCACAAGACCCAGCGAGATTGCCAGACCAATGGCTACACCAACCGCCACAAGGGTGTGAGTCCTTACCTCATCGAGCTCAACTAGGTACTTCATCGCGGCACCTCATCGAGCCGGCTCTCAAACCTCACCCCGAAACGCGATTGAAGCCATGCATCAATCGATCCCAAGGCCTCTAGGGCATCACGCTTGTGGCGCGAGGTAATGGATTTCGCCAGCACCTCGTCCCTCCCTCGCTTTGCCATGTGCCGTAGATACTGCCACTGCTCCAGTGAGGGGCAGTCGCGGTTGCTTTCTCGGTAGGTCTTCTTCGCCCTCCTTCTCACGGTTCGCGAACTAAAGGCTGAGTTTACCACGCTCATTTTGCCCCCAACTTCCGGAGCTCTTCCAGAGCGAACCCACAGCGACTACCGACCCATTCGCGGATTAAACTGGCAACGCTTCGACCGCCCTGCAAATTGCAGATGTCCTCGAGTTGCTCGAGCACTTCTTTTGGCAGGGTAATGGAGAGCCTCGCCTCGCTTTGCGCTTTCTTACTCACTGGGTAGCTCCTTTCTCCCGCGACCGACAAACGAGTCGACGAGCTCTAATAGTTGCACCAGCTTGTGGGAATTCTTCCCGCGATACCTCTTGTCATCCAGCCGGAATGAAAAGCTGATCGAGGCGCGGAACCCCTGCTTATTATTCCCAGTGCATATTAACTCACAGGAATTGCCGGCACTCCCACTGCGCGTGACTTTATAGTCCTTCCATGAGCCTTGCAGGGTTTGCTCGTAGCTTTTCGCCTCCTTCTGGAAGGGCACGCTGTCGGGGTACTTGTGCGAGTCCTCAAACCCCAAGAGCTTGCGCAACGCCAGAACGGTGGCGCGCGACTTCCGCCTCTCGGAACCGTGCGCAGTGTGCTCCAGTCCGGCAATGCCCTCGAGGACAAGCCCCCGAAGCTCCTCGACTAAGAAAGGCACCAGTGCCCTCGAGTCGTTGTTGAACCTCCATCGTGTTGGAACGCTCAGATGCTCGCGCAGTACCTGTCCGCATGATTCCTGTTCGATGGAGAATGCCGAGCCATGCCCCCCGTTCAGTTTCAAAATGCGTTGCAGTGAGTCTCCGACTTGGGCGGTGCCGGCAGGATCACCCGCCGATGATGTGTCCCCGTGCTCAACTCGGTAGGCGTTGCACTTCTTCTCAGCCCACGCCTCGAAGTCATCCCACCGCCTGTTCGCGCTGTGATCCCAGCGTGAT